ACACCAGTAGCAAAACCCACATGCTTAATATACTTATCTGTAACAATTCCTGTTGAAGCAATATCACAAGTGGTTGTTTCAGCACCTGTTGTAGCGTTAGTGTTAATAACTTCAAAGCCGTTTTCGGAGCGGACGGGACCGCTAAAAGTTGAATTACCCATAATAGGTTACTCCTTACAAAGTATACGACTCTATAGTCTTGTAAGCGTCTGCTGGGGCAGTCTATAAAGTCAAAAATCCCAGAAAATAAGGAGAGAGTTTCCCCTCTCCTTAATTCAGTTAAGCGCCGGGAGAACCATACACGCAACGTGGGTCAGAGTAACCGAAGCTATAACGCTCACGGGCTTTGTACCGTACATTACCTGTATCGAAATCACCTTCCATCTTAGTAGACATAGGCATACGTTCAAAATGAACGAAACCTCTTGGTGCGTCCGTTTTAATAAAAAACGCATCCGTGTCTGAAAGATAATGATTAACCGTATAGCCATTAGGAAGCATACCCATGTTTCTTATGGCGTTTACATCATTATCAGAAGTACTAGGACGAAGAGTAGACTCGAGAAGACGATCCGCAACAAATTGTAGTGCTGGCGGAACAATCAACTTCATACCCCGTACTGATACCCTCAGACCTTTTTCGTCAACAAAACCCGCTATATCAATAAGCGAATTTTCAAGACTAGTCTCGTTTAAATCAGCCGCAGTTGCTGGCTCATTAGCAAGATCATTGTTATTGGTAAGTGGATGGTCAGTAGCGCAAAGCTCTTTTCCATCACCACCAGTAACAGTAGAATCAAAAGCGGAGTTTAATACAGCAGCCGCTTTAACTTGCTTAGTATTAGCCATACTACGTGCTAACGCTTTAGTGTAACGAGAAGCAAGACGATCATAAAGATTATCCTCGATAGCTTCCTCAGTAATTGAGAAAGCAAGAGCAATAGTCTCATGCGTGTATCGTGCAGTATATGCTTCTTGTGCATCATCAAAGCTGACCGCTGATCCTTCACCTTTAACAGGTGCAGTACCAAACCCAGCAAGCATTACTTCTTCTTCGAATGCTCGCTCTGAAGATTCTGTATCAAAAATCTCAGCAGCTTCATTATCATACCTAGCGTACTCTAACCCAAATAAGGCATTGAGGCCAGGCTCTAGCTCTTTAGCTAGTTGTGCTCTACTTATAGCCATTTCTCAATTCTCCTATACGCCAGTGGTTGAAGGTGTACCAGATGCAATGGACCCAACAGGTGCATTGAACGGGTTGTTCAACCTTACGATTGCGCCGATTCCGGCAGATGCAAAATCTTCGTTCTCAGGATCTTCAACCCATCCTAAGACACGTAGTCCCAAGGAGTTGGTTGTAGCCAGAGTACTGATAGCCAAACGACCTAGTGAAACACCAGTAGCATCTGTACCCGTTATACCTGTAGAAAGATTTGCGTTTAGAAAGACACTTGCGCGAGCAGTTGCCTTACTTGTCCACGAAGCATCCGTAGCAATTACATATAGCTGATTAGGATCATCTACAATAAATGCTTTAACTGGATGATTACTATCTGCACCTGATCCAGGCCAGTAGTTACTCCATGTTGTTTTTCCAGTGACGCTAGAAACATACTCACATCCTTGAAATACGCCTAGATGACTAACAGTTCCACCAGCAGCGTTAGCTGTATGGTCGATATATCCAGAAGCAAGAGGAATAACCAATTGTCCGTGATAGATCTTGTCACTGTTGTCAGAGGCAATTTCGTAAGGAGTATATCCCGTAAGGCCAGTGGAATTGGCTCCTCCACCTAACTTATTTAGGGGGCGAAGACCAAAACTTCCGTTTGAATTAGCCATTTAGTTTTCTCCTAGTCCTCACTCTGAGGACCTCCAAAAGTTACACTTGAACTCCTATCAGGTCTGCTGATAGGCATTGCCGGATGTTGCTCTCGAGCTAACTCGTTATCAACAGCCGTCATTTGATCCTTGGCTTGGCCAAGAAAGTATTCATTCCGCGACTTAACTACATCTTCAGGAACTCTGGCTAAAAGAAGTCCTCCTACTCCGATTACTCCTGCATGTTTACCGTCTTCAACGGTAGGAATATCAAAGTCAGGAAACTCTTCTCCGCGAACCAACTCATATCCCTCACGGGATCTAGCTGATACGTTTTTCCGATCATCAAAGCCCATAACACTTTCCCTAATCCAACGGTGTTTATAACCTTCGGGTGCGGGAGGCGCATCTAACATTGATGGCGGCTTCCATGGTTCCTTGCGTGTTTGCTTAACACGGGTCTCATTTGCGCGGGGCGTCCTTGGTGACTTTTGGCGAGTTGTGTTCTCTTCGTTCATGATTAACTCCTATTTTACGTATTTAGCGTATTCATCAAGTGGTACATTTAGCTTTTTCGCAATAGCAACTTGAGAAGGCGTTAATCGCACAGTTTTACGTCCACCTCTATTGCGGGATGCGGAAGTTTCGGCTGACGCAACCTTTTTACTTCCACCCGTTTTTGGCTTTGCTCCAAGTTTATGAGGAAACTCAGATTGAAGCCGTTTATCAAGCTCAGAATAGTACTCATCTGATTGCGGGTCAAATTGTTCATCTTCAACTAAACGCCGATGAACCCCAAAAGCGGCATATGTCATAACTTCATCGTTGCCAAACCACTCATTCCGTGCTGCCCACTCTTCTGCTTTAGGGTCTGCCTTTGCCGGAGGTTGTTGAGGAGCAACGGGTTCTGGAGCAACGGGAGTTTGTGAAACTTCTTCCCCTTCCTCTTTAGAAACCTTTTTAAGCTTGCCTTTTTCAACTGCAAGCTCTGATAAAGCTTCTTGAACATCCACTATTTTATCCACATCACCTGTTTCGTGAGCTTCTTTTAAAAGTTGTTTAGCTGATTGAATTTGAGTCGTTACTCTGGTATCGAACTCTTCCTGAAAACCTTTATCAAGTTGTTCTAAACGTTTTTTAAGGTCCTCGTTTTCTGATCTTACATTTTCAGCGTATTGAACAGCAGACTGTTTCTGTCTCTCTTCTTCACGCATTCTTTTTGTAAGTTTATCTATCCTAGACTTAACTCCAGAGCTATATTCTTCTAGCTCTTCTTCTGAGGCAGACTCTTCTGCAACTACTTCAGGAGTTTCCTCTTCAGTTTGTTTAACTTCCTCTTCTGAAGATGACTCTTCAGAAATATCTACATCAACAGAAGATTCTTCCGAATCCCCTATATCAATCTTCTTTTCTTCAGTCGGCATGATCTATTCTCCATGATCTATTTCTTCTTTCTATACATGTTTAATATCATCAGGGTCTTTAATAGTAGCAATGACTTCGTCATCGTTGATGATACGAACTTCGCCACCGTCAATTTTAAATCGAGCGCCAGCATAACGTCCTATGCAGATCCAATCACCTTTCTTGCACCACGGATCACTGTCCGATCCAAACTTGTTAGAGTCTTGGTACGCCAAAGGTCCAACCTTTAAGACATAGGCCACAACGGTAGCTAACGCCTCACGGTCTCGTATCTGGTCTGGGATTAAAATTCCACCGTCACTGGTCGCTCTACCTGCATAAGGCATTACTAAAATTCGCCATCCGGTGGGTTGAGGTAGTCTTTCGCTTAACGATACATCTAGCAAAGAAGGATCGAGAACTCTTTCGTCTTTTTTGACGTAAGCTGATTTCTTTTTATCTTTCTCTTTCTCTGCTATATGTTCGGGAACATATAGTTTCTTGGTCATTCTAACTCCTGTTTCTCCAAATAATCTTTAATTTCTTGCTCTGCATATTCAAGCCCTTTTAACTCACCTACAAGTTCTCTGTAAGATTCCAAGTCTCTAGGGTTTCCGTGAAGGATAGCATCCTTAGTCAGTTCTGCACGGTTTTGAATTGATTTTAAAACGTTATAAGCAAACGTAGTAGGGTCTGCCATTAAAACGTACCTTTAAAATTCCTTGGTTTAGCTGTACTTTTCTTTATCTCTTTAGGGGTAGGTATACCTAAAAGATCCCCCATTCCCATCGCCGCTTTATTTGCCGCTATAGCTTTTTTAAGGGCGGCTGGATCACTTTTAGCAGATCCGCCTCCGTTATAGCCAAAGTTGTACCCTTCATCATCAGTTACAACAGAGAAAGTTCCATCAGGATTCTGTATAACAGCAGTACCGGCTCCTTGTTGCTCTTGTTGAGCCTCTGCTTCTTTTCTGGTTTTTACCTTGGCAGGAAACGTAGGGGGTTTTATTCCTCCTTCCCTAAAAGACATTCGGCTAGGTCTGTTTAATTCATCTGAATAAGATTGAGCTTCGTCTTCTTTAACAAATTTAATATTATCCGGCATTAGAAAGTTCCTTTGCCACCGTTATCATTATAGGTGAAACCTTTAACTTGAGCGGGGGGTGTGCCTTTAACACGTGCCATGCCACCGTCTGCAAAACCTTTTGACTTCCTACTATAGTCATCAGTTCCAAGATTTGCCCTAATAGCCTGTATATCTGATTTACCAGCATTTTCTGAATAGGTTTTCCAAAACTCCCTTTTTTCGTCTGGCGTTAGATTTTGTATTTCTCCAACTTTATTACGAGCCATTTTAAGAGCGTTAGTAATTATTTTCTTCCTTCTAGATTTAGGTTTATTTACACTACCAGATGAAGAACCACCCTTGTTGTAACCGTTCATTTTCTTTGCTGTTTTCATAAGACTACTCGCCTTTCCTTTAGAAATACCCATTTGCCTAGACATTTGATTTATACCAGCCATCTTAATCTCCTTGTTTTTTAGTAACAGACTTTAAGTTCTTTTCCTAGTGTTTTTTTTCTTAACCGATTTTACCCTACGTGGTTTACCAGCAGGTTGACCTAATCTTTTCTTTTGAGCTATTCTAGATCTTTTTTCAGAAGAAGTAAGCTCACGGGCAGTTTTAGGCGTTTTGCTCGAGACTCGTTTACTTGGCCTACAATAAGGAGTACCCCTCTTTTCTCCCTTCTTTCGACCACAAGCCTTACCTGTTCTTACATCAACCCAATCTTCTTTAAACCAACGTTTAAGAGCCGCTCCTTTTTTGGTTTTACGAACAGCCATTAGAATACTTTTACTTTCCGACCACCGTGTTTAGGAAGAACAGCACCGCAGCCATTTGTTCTAAGAATGCCACCTTTTGCTCTTTTAGCTGATTTATTACCCCAGTTACTTGCTCCAACCTTTCTACACTTGGCAATTGCTCCAGACGCATAAGCAGAAGGAAAAACTTTATACCTTGCTTTTACTTTACTATAACAAGCGTCTTTAGTAGCCATAACTAACCCTTATTATAAAGGTTATCAAAAGTCACAGAAGGATCCATATAACTGCCATCACTTTCAGCGTTATGCATCCACTGACTTGGCTTGAAATCAGGCGCCCCTTGGCCCGTTTCCCAAAGAGCAGGACTTGTTGTCCTAACTCTGTTATTGGGTAACGCAATAATATTTCCTGTCCAACTTCCAGCGTCCGTTAACTCAATAACGTGACTCTGTTTATGTTGTGCTGGGTCATCAGCAATATCTGATTCTGTGTAATCAACTGTAAACATGTACTTGCCTGTATAAAAATCTCCGTCAATCTTACAAATCCAGGGACTTGAACTAGTTCTATCATACTTAATAACAGAATGATAGTGAGAGCTACAGTCCCAAGGTTGAGCATGATGCGTAACCATTCTATCGGGCCACTTATCTAAAGGAGTATCTGCAACTAAAGCCGTTATAGGCATTCTAGCCCACATAGCCCCACCATGAACATTCTCTTCGTCCGTATCGTCACTTTCGCATCCAGTAAATATTAACTGAAAACTTAAACATCTATCCGGAACTGTATTAACTGCAATCGCCATAGCATGGAGATATTCTCCATGATACTGCTCATGATTATGCGTAAACTCTCTTCGCACCCAACAATGAAAATGCGGGATGTTGCTTTGTAAGTACGGCATTAAGCTCTTTTTCTGCCCGCACCACCTTTAGAAAAACCTTTTTTCTTCATACCGCCTCTGGCATAACCTTTTTTCTTGCTCATGCCTCCACCCATCATTTTCTTACGGGTTCCACCTTTTTTCTTCATCATAGTTTCTATCCTTACTTTTTAAACTAACATTTCCAACGTCTTCTAGCCTGTCTTATCCTTGAATTAGGATTGTTCCTTGTTTTAGCAGAACTTCTTTTTAACTGACCAAGTGACCTCGCGCAATATGACTTTCTTCTTTTAGCAGCCTTACTTCCTCTTTTAACTTTACCCGTAACCGCTGTTTTTAACTTAGACCCTGGATTTTTCCTACGATAAGCCTTCACGCCTTTTGCCGTCATTCCGGCTCCACTTTTGGTGGGGCGATAGTTTGCTCCTTTTCCTTTGGTGGTTTTTCGGATGGGTCGTTCTCTTTTTCTTGCCATGGTGGTCTACGCCTATCCCATTCGTTTCATGTGAAACAGTCAAAAAACATTTTAAACATCATATCATAATATCCATAGTATTAAATGAAAAAAAGCCTCTACAAAAAACATCTATCTATTCTCCACGGCCAGCGGTTCCTTGGTTAATTCTTTCCAAGTTAACGTCTGCCCTTAATAAAGCTATATCTTCTTGAGAATCAATTTTGTCACGGGTAATTTCCTGACGCTCACCTTCTCTTTTCTCTTCGAACTGTTGTTTAACCGCAAACTCGTTTGCCTTACGCTCTATGTCCGAAGCTTTTATGTCGAGTTCCTTAGAACGCAATTCAACCAACGGATCAACCTCACCTTCTGGAGGTGGCATCAAAGCAGCCATAACCTCTTGAGTATATTGAGCTATTAATTGAGCAACTTTCGACTCTACATCCATTTGAGGAGGCTGTTGTCCTGTTTGTTGTGCCTGTTGTGCCATAACCGTCATCTCAGCCATTGCAACACCCCTTGCTTTAAGTGCTATGTGTTCGCATAAATGCGCCTGTAAGAGGCCAAAAACAGCGGGGGTAGTAGAAGGTATAGGCGTCATCATAAAAGCTATGTGAGCCTGTATATGGGCGTCATGATCCTGTGTAGGAAAGGCTTGAAGCATTTCTTGTATTACAGACCTCGCATTCTCAATGCCGGGATCAATAGGTTGAGGCGCAGTAGGCGCTGGTAGTAGAACATCAATGTTTTGGACTCCTATCGCCTCATATATTCTCCGATATGCCTCATATAAGTTGTGCATTTGCGGATTTGTCTGTGCTAACTCTAATTGTGTCTGTGCCAAGGCCAATCTTTGCGACATTGAAAAAATATTTGGGTCAGAAACGGGTACAATATCGATTCTATCGTCAAAATCGGATTGTTTTACGCTAGTTTCAGCACCGTATACGTTATATGGGTACACGGGAGGTAAAGATTCTGCAAAAATCTTAGCCAACATGTTAAATTCTTGCTTTTGGGCGTAGTGCATACGCTTATGGATAGCTGACATGACCTTAGAACCACGTTCCAAGAGAGCAACAGTCGTTCCAACCGCTGCTTTTTGGTTACCATCGCCTACTTGTAGGTCTGCGATAGCGGCAAAACGTCTTCCAGCGTCCACAACGAAGCCTAAAAGCTGACTTAATGTCGCGCTTGGCTCTTTATACGGAAGTGGCATGATACTTTCTCGAAGAGCACCACCGGGGACATCAATATCGCGAAACTCACCAGGAGAAAGAGGTTCATCAGCATCACGAATCCGAATACCGCGAGCTTTAAAGCCAGCAGGAAGGTTAGCCAGAGTACCTGCATCGATTAATTGCCTCAAAATAGACGTTGCAGAGCGACCTAGCCCTCCAATCATGTGTAAAAGACCAAATCCGTAAAAACCTAGGCCTGGTAAAAACTTATAATGCGTAAAATACTGTAATTTTCTGTAATATTCGTCATTTTCAGCCCAATTTCTTCTTACAGACAGTACCGTTCCGCTTCCTTCGTCAATTGTAACGATATAAGGAAGCTTAATACCTGTTACTTCGTTATCTAAAGGACTTCTGTGCTCAAAACCCTTTAAATCTAAGTCTACGTGCATCTCCAAAAGGGTGCAATCATCACTGTCCGTGGTTTTTTGGATGCCCATAAGGTTTCTTTCTTTCTCACGAAGCTCATCTTCGCCCTCATAAGGCTCCAAATCGACATCCCTATAGAAACCAGCGGCCTGAAACTTACGAACAGAGTTCTCATCCATACGGGTAACGTGGGTAATGCGGGAGGCAGACTGTAAATCCGTAGCATTATACGGAACAATCAGGTCGTCAGCCGGAATAAACCGCGAAACAGCACGATCCAGTATGTCATCAAAGTAAGTTTTCTTAAAAGCACTGCCCGCAAGGGGGAGATAAAACAGCAAACGATCCATCTCAGGGTCGTATTCTTCCATAACAGTGGTTATTTGATAATTCATAAACTCAGCAACACGCTGTGACTGAGCTTCAACTTCAGGATTTGACGCTCCAAGGATCAATGTCCGTACAGGACCAGAGCTTGGAAGTAGCTCTTTGTAAGCTTGCGCTTGAAATTGGGTAACAGCTTCCGCAATAACAGGGTGGGTAACACCGCTCGAGCCTCTAAAAGGCTCTTCTCTGTCTTCGTACTTAACACCTAGTAAGTCCAGACCGTTACGATAAGTATCTTCCCACTCATCACGACTGTTTTTATCATCTTCATAAAGAGAAATAAGTTCTGACGATATATCCATCAGATCTCTTTCGTCCAGAATCTCTGCAAGATTTGCATCTTGCTCCGCCATCAACTCTTCCTGAACAGCGTCTTCAAAATTAAGAACTACAGAACCATCTTCTTCTTCTGTTATTTCTGTTGGTTCCTCAATAACCTCAATTTCTTCTTCTTCTTCGAACTCTTGAGGCATACCTTGTGAAGGCATTGCGCTATCAATAAGAGATATTGGTGTGTCAGCCATTATTTAGATACCCCTTTAAATTTTTCAAAACTGCGGAGGCCGCCCAAGCCAAGCATCCCTAATAAAACAGGCATCATGACCGATAGATCCATTACGGGTAACTGTACCAGATAGCCTGATTGAGCCAGTATAAAAACTAATATCGGCTGCAGAACATAAGTATAAGCTAAAGCAACACCGCATGTCCACCCTATAAACGGACGCCATCCAGCTACGAACATGGATCTGTGCTGTCCTTCCGCTTTGTTTATGTCTAATTGAGCTAAATCGATCTGGGCAAGGTGTTTTGTAAGTTCCGCCTCGATCTCTCTTTTGGCTTTAGCAGCCGCTTCTTTATCTTCTGGGAGAAAACGACTTACGACATCTCCCACAACAGGCAACAGTTTAGGTATAAGTGCAGCTATCATTTCTTGTTACTCATGTAAGCAGTCATACCCATATATGCACCAACCACGCCCGCTTGTCCAATATAAAACAAACCAAATAGATCAGATAGAGCTTTTATTCGCTCATCAGGAAAGATGGGTAGAAAGACTGCTGACGTAAAAAACAGCATAGACCACATAGAGACCCACGCCATGTGGCGCTGGGCATCGGACTTTTGGTGCTTATCGACTGCTTCTGCTATGACGAGTTCTTTATCAGAAACAACACCGTCACCATCAATATCAAGATCATTATGTACACTGTTTTTTTGTAGCTTTTTCTGGACCATAATGCGGAACAGTTAGCTTGGACCCTTTTCTTTTAAAAAGAAGCCTCCTGCTGAAACAACTATTCCTATAATAGAAACAGAAGTTATATCAATCAGTACGCCAGCGCCTACCAATATAACGCCAACAGCTACACATGTTGACGGCTCAATAGCACGATCTTTAATCCACTCTAACATTAACATCTCCTAATAATATTGACGGGAATGAACCACCGTAATGTCATCTTCTTCTTCATCCGAGTCAAGTCTTACAAATCCACCTTTACGGTATCTAATAAGTGCCATCGACATACTGTCGCAGTAATCGTCATTATCGCCATGGGGAAACGCCGCACACTCGTCAATCACCTCTTCCGCAAACCTTCTGTCGGGCGCCCAAACCTTGCCAGACTCAAAAATAGGCGCGACCATATGCATCCTTGTATGCTTATCACGGCCCTTGGACGGTGTATAGTTTACCACCGGAACACCCGTTGCCCGTAACTCGTCCGTGAGCGGTGTACCAGTAGCCTTCGCCTCAATAATCACCATATCCGGCTCCCAGTAATTGTACTCCTGAAG